GGTCTGATGGGACTGTTACAAATGCACCAACATACAAGTTGATGGGGAGCACGACTAACAGAACTACTGTAACGCTAAAAGTATCATCCAGTGCAGGTACTTACGGGACAATGATTATTGCGGTAGGACGATAATATGAATAAATACAGTTACTCTCCTTCAGAAAATGCCTTTTATGCTGTTGCGTTAAAAAACACCTATGAACTGAGTGGCACATGGCCATCTGATGCATTGGATATTCCTGACAATATTTCAGCTGAATATATGGCGGAATCGCCTGAAGGGAAACTACGAATAGCTGGCGATGATGGCTATCCTATCTGGATTGATAAGCCTGAACCTACACTTGATGAACTGATTGCTGCTGCTAACGCCGAAAAGCAAGAACGCATTGTGCACGCTAATGACTACATGAATAGTAAGCAATGGCCAGGCAAAGCAGCACTTGGACGATTGAAAGGTGACGAACTGACTCAATACACTGATTGGCTCGATTATCTGGATGCGCTGGAGGCAGTTAATTCCTCCAGCGTGCCCATCATTAGTTGGCCTACACCTCCGGTTGAGCAGGCCAACTAACATTAGGAGCCGTCGAAACATCGACGGCTTTAACCGTAGTTTTAAAAGCCATCCACGTCGACAGTTTCTTTTTGTTTTCTTCGTTGATATCACCGAGCATCAGCTCCACTCGCCAGTCGGAGGTTAGTTCATCCACCTGAGCGAGGAGCATTTGTCGGTGTTGTTCTGCATCAGCAATATCACCCTGATGTTTTGCAGCAGAATCCGTGACCCATTTTTCTCCGTCCCATTTATCATACGATGATGCAGGGGGATTGGGCGTTGTACCTTCGGGATAATCCCCCAGAGCCATCACTTCAACCGGTTGCATTGTCTCTATGCTATAAACGGTTTGGCCTCTGTGGTCGGTGATATAGTCCCAGGCAGCCAAATTAACAGTGCGACAAATGGCAAAACCTTTTTTACTTTCGCCTGGAGCATCAATGCAGGAATTTGCAGGTATACCAACCCCCACAGCTAAATATTCCACGGATGAAGACAGATACTCACGTGTATCACCATCATAGCTATAGACGGTGATTTCCCCGGCCACGGTAGCGATTAAGTTGCTGTTCAGCTCTGCTTGCGTCATTATGCGGCCCTCACAATATAGTTAAATGTTAGGTTGCGTGGTCGAGTTTCAGCGCCGCCGGTATTGCCCACACGTCCTTTGGTGTGAAGGGTCGGGTTTGGAATTAAAGTTCCTCCTGTGGTTGATGAATCAATCCCTCTTCCCTGTACATAACTAGATTTAACAATCACACCAATATCCCACTCTTCAGTAGCGTCATAACCCTCATTCGCAACAATAATATGCCGGTGTTTTTCAAGCATTCCAGCCTGTGAACTCAGTAATGTGCGTCCTGCATCAACCCCGCGCCCGTCATCCCAGCCACGGATAAACTCCCCGCGTAAGTCAGGCAGTCTTAGCGCCGGATAGGCCTGAGCCAGCTTAGGGTACTGGGAGGACGTGAACGCTGCTCCGTTGCACTTGAGCCACCCCGTTGGTGGTGTCGCTGACGGCCACGGAATGGGAACACCAACCGGCAAAGCAGAGCCTTCCCCTAAACCAAGGTTTTTGACAAAGAGCGCCGGGTCAGGAATATCCGCTCCGTTCTGGTCTTTGGCCAGCTTCTCCGCCAGCTTGTTCAGCACCGTGGTCGCAAAGTTCGGATCGTTTCCAAGGGCGTCCGCCAGCTCTTTCAAAGTATCCAGTGTCTCTGGTGCTGTGCCAGCAAGAGCCGCAATCGCTCTTGCCACAAACTCTGTGGTCACCAGTTTTTTACTGTTGTCGTTAGCTGCAGGTGTAGGGGCTGTCGGCGTGCCGGTGAATGTTGGGCTGGCCTTCGGCGCGTACTGGGTATGAGGGTCAGCTGCAGCGATGTGTGCAGCAAGGTCTGTTCCGCCTTTTTCGACCTTCTGTTTAAGGTATGACGTGCGGCTGGCCAGCTGTTTAGCCTGACGGTTAGATATCCCGTCAGGCCCGCCCAGAACTGGGTCAGAGACCTCAATCTGGTAGACGCCTTCTTCCCACTGCGGGGTTTCGGGTAGGTTTGCCATAATTAACTGCTCCCGTGGTTATAGCTGCCGTCATAGTTGACGGTGTTGTTGTAGCGAATGGCGACAGACTGATACTCCAGACTTGCCAGATGGCAGCGGGCCGGAGCAAATGCTGCTAGCGTCTGGCGTAACAGCGCCGCCTGATCGTTAGTGATGGGCTGTTGAAGGATGACGCGATAAACCGCCCACGCTTCAACATCGCCATGGACGAAAAGCCCGTTGTAAGTGTGTTTGCCGTCGTAGCCGATCTGACCAGTGCCTTCAATCAGATCCACTTCACCGAAGCCGAAACGGCGGATGATTTCCCGGATTGACCACGGCGTTCCTTTGTAGCGGTGCAGCTCTATGGCGGATTTGATAAGCGTGCGACGCACATCATCCGATTCCGCCAGCTCCCAGCCATCGCCGAACAACGAGAACTGCTCGCCCAGCCATGGCAGCGCGGAGCTGTCGACAATATCGACCAGATAGACCATCAGTACGCTCAGGTCGATGCTGTCCAGCCGCCCGGCCAGCCTGCCCAGTGCTCTGAGGCTGATATCACCCTCAAGCGGTGGCGGGAGTTGTAGCGGCTCAGCCATCGGACACCCCGGTCATGTTGAGCATGATCGCCGTACAGTTTGCCCACTCGCTTTCAGCAACGACCCTCAGCGCGGGTGTCACCAGTTCGACCTGGTAGACCCCGGCAACGGACAGCACGCTGATAATCTGACTGGGGACAATATCGCGGCCCAGTGCTGCAGTACGGGACGCCACCCAGTTCTGTATGGCGCTGTTAGCAGCGTCCTTTATCGAGTTGGCATCCTGGTCACGGTAGATCGTGATGTTGGCTTCGATGGTGTAATCCACCTGGACAGGTGTTTTAGCCCGCACGGTATCAGTGAGCGGCCTGACTTTCTCATCTGAGCAGAAGCTCTCAACCAGCGTGAGGATGCTGTTGTCAGGCAGGCCGGTACTGAGCAGCGGATACAGCTCCACGGTGCCCGGAACCGGCGAGAGCACGGCAACATCGACGATATTGGGATGGGCCTGCATGGCATGAAACCGGTATGCCTTACGGCTTCCGGCATTCGTGAACGATTCCGGGGCCAGTTTGATGCGCTCGCGCAACCTGTCGTTGTCTTCCTGCTCTGAGCCGCCAGAACTGGCCACCAGATTGGTCACCTGCAGGTCGACGTTATTAATCTCATCAAGCAGCTGGCTCACCTGTGCAGGTTGCCAGCCGTTGCCAGCGACACCCGGTTCGGTACAGGTGGCCGTGGTGTTAACCAGCAACAACCCTGCCTTCAGAACCACGTCCGTATCGGTGGAAAAGATAATGCTGTCGGAAGCACTGACGCGGGTGCCTGCCGGAATCAGCACATCAATGTCCAGCGCCTCATCCACGGAGAACTGGAGTGGAATGGAGGCAGGCTGCGCGGCAAGGCGGTACACGCCGACCAGTTCACCGAGGTAATCAATCATCGGCTCACGGGCAAAAGCGACCAGATTCTGTTTGGCGGCTTCCTGCGCCGCCACCCTGACCAGCATTTCGCGGTATGCCCACAGGTCAATCAGCAGGCGCTCGGCCTGAGCGGGATACAGCGTTTTACCGGTTGCGGCTTCGTACTGCGCAATCATTTCAGCCGTGATTTTATCGGCGTCGCGTTCAATAAAGTCGGGTTCTGTCAGCGCCATAGCAGCTCCTGAGTCCGGGTCTGTCCGTCTGAGCCTTTCCAGCTCACCCGGAGCGTAAGATGTTCGCCGTCAACGGCGGGTTTGACCGACATAAGCTGGCAGCGAGGCTCCCAGCGGCGGATGGCATCGACGGATTCGCGCACCACATGCGGAATGGCCCGGTCAATAGGCCAGTCGATATAAAGGTGCAGGTTGCTGCCGAACTCCGGGCGATGCGGGTCGCTGCCGCGAGGAGTACGCAGGATGATTTGAATGGCCTGCCAGATATCATCCAGCCCCCGGACGATTTCGCCGGGAGCCTGCAGGGCCGGTTGCCAGAATACGGAAGTTGTTTTCATGGGGGCAGTATTGCCCCTGCGCGGGAACGCCGATATTAAAGGCGTTTAAGAAGGTCAGTGGGAGTGGTGATTAGAGTTCTGGCCATCAGACAGCATGCTGCCTGTTGAGTGGGCATTGCCGTTGATTTCAAGGTTGCCGTTCACCGTGGTGGTGTCAGCGGTCAAATCAATGGTTTTCCCCTTCAGGCTGATACCCACCGCAACTTCGATCACCACGCGCTCGATACCGCCTTTGACCGTCAGCGTATGGGTCGCGCGGTTATAGCTGAACTCTGCGCCATCCGCGTATTTCGTGCCCCGGACGTTTTTGTCGCTGAACGGCGGTTTATCGACGTCTGAGTACACCGCCCCCAGAATGACACCATCCTCGCCGTTGGCATCGAGCAGCACCTCAACCTGCTCCCCCACGTCAGGGAGCCAGTAATCCTTGTTATCCTGGGTGTTGCGCTGCAGCACGTTAAGCCAGTTAGTGCGCAGGTTATCGCACTCAGGCAGACGAACGCGGGCCTGAACCTTGTCGGCATCAACGGCGCTGACCGTGCCGACCTGACGGGTGACAACAGACATTACTTATCTCCCTTTATTACCGTGGATGTGGTGCCATCGTATTTGTAGACGGTCAGTGTCTGGCTCTTGCCGGTCTTTTTACCTTTTTTCGCCTTGCCCTGCGTGACCGGCCCTCGTGCCACTTCCAGTTCGGTGATGTAGCCGCTGTTACGGTCAAACGCATGGCGGGCAGTGGTTATCAGCCACGGCCCGGATAACTGACCAAAACCCACCAGTTCAATTTTGTTGCCTGCTGTCAGTTGAGGTGTCCCCATCAGCGTCAGGGAGCCGTTCTGCTGATATTCGTTATGCCTGGCCAGCGCCGAATCCGCTTTAATCCGGGCGCTGTCCGGGTCGCTGACGCGGCTGTTAACCTTCAGTGAATCAGCGCTGGTGACTTTTGCCAGTTTGACCTGTTTATCGCTTTCACTGGTGCCACCGGCAACCTCGTAGGCGATCAGCTTTTTATCGCTGCTCTTCTGGTGTTTTACCTTCGCGGATTTGTAGACGCGGTTGATGGTGTCACGCAGGGAAAAACTGGACACATCCTGTGGCTTCAACTGTTTTACCGGCTCCTGACCGCGCAGCGTGGCCAGATGAGAGAAAATCAGCTGGTCGCTGACCACTTTTACGGCATAACCATACTCG